ATCAGACAAGAACTTCCGTAAGGTAGTTCAATGCCTGATGTGTTATACTGTGTTTCAACACAGTAAACCTACTCCATCACAGATTGAGAAGTTTGTGACCTCTCTAACTGCCGACCCTCCTGTATTGGACAGGAGTTGGGATCTTCTTTTCCAGAAGGTCTCAAAGTACTTTGGCAACCGGTCCGTTAAGAGGGATAAGGATGTTTCCTTTCTCTCTTACCGAGGATCATCTTGTCGAACCAAGCCATCCTTAGGCTGGAAGACCATCGCACAAGACAGTGATGTCTTATGTGATGCTATGTCCATCGTGGACAATGAGATGTTCCTTCATGTGTTCAAATATATGAAGCTTTACGCTCCAGTATTTGAAAATCTGTCGATTCCTAAACCTAGACACCTTCGAGGTGACTGGTTGAGACGTCGCAGATCACATGAGAGTGCTCCCACGTATGGAGGCAAAATTGCTTTCATACAAGAGCCAGGTGGAAAACTACGAACAGTAGCTTCTCCACTTCTGGGTCACCAGTTGGCCTTACGCCATTTTGGTGATGCAGTTTACGAGCTCGCTCGTGAACTACCTTGGGACTGCACTCATGACCAGTCTCTACCGATTCCGATCCTTCAATCCCATCTCCGAGACGGATTCACAGTTCATTCTGTGGACCTATCTTCTGCAACCGACTCCTTCCCTTTGGAAGTCCAGTTAGGATGCATGAGAGCATTGTTCAGTGACCTCATGGATATCGATCTCTTTGAGACCGTTTCCAGGTCCATTTGGATCTCTCCTATTGGAGAAATTCAATGGAACCGTGGTCAGCCGCTGGGGCTATTTCCTAGTTTTGCAGTTTTCACTGTAACACATGGATTGCTCCTTTGGTATCTGAATGGTTGTAAGTGGAATAAGGACTTCTATGTCCTTGGCGATGATGTTGTGATCTTGGATCAACAACTTCATGCCACTTACCTCCAAACTCTCAGTGAGTGGGGATGCCCCTACTCTCCTGATAAGAGCATTAGCTCTAATCGACTCTGTGAATTTGCCGGTAAAGTCATCACTGACTCTATGGTAATTCCTCAGTTCAAGTGGAGAGAAGTTTCAAATGACAATTTTATTGACATTTGTAAACAATTGGGTCATCGGTCTAGGATTCTTCTCTCACCCAAGCAGAAGCAAATATTTGACTTAGTCAAACATTGTGCCTCTCCAATGGGACTCAATTTCAGTTACGAGGGTAGTACCCTTGCACTGATGGAGAGTAACACTGTTTCCCTCTTCGGGAAACAGGATGAGAGAGTCCTTGATTCATTGATGGACCTGTATGGTGTGGTATGGAAGAACCTTCACGGTTCAAACGTACCATCCCATAGTGCATTCTCATCACTTCC